GAAAACTTTGTATTCCCAGAAGAAGTTCTTCCTAGAGGTAATGCACTGTGAACCACTATCTTGTATTTGTCTACGGAGTATGTTTCTCTCTTATTGCAGGTGGGGCTTTTGCTCTGATGTGGTCTAACATTCGTGACATCAATAAGATGATGTCCGAACCACCTAAACCACGTCATCCAGAAGCACCTGCACCAGGTGATGAAGTGATGTATGTAGATTTTTCCAGAGAAAAACTGGAGAAATTATATGAAGACAAATAGAGGATGTTGTGGGTCAGGATGTCCTGACTGTCCTTTCAGACCCCCCTCAACCAGGGGGGTTTTTGTCTATATAACAAAGTTGCATAAACTTAGATGAAGTTTATCTTCGCGTTCTTGGCTACACTTTTTCTTGCTGCTCCCGCATGGGCAGTAGATGTTCAAATGGGATCAAATGGAAACTTGATTTTTGATCCAGCAGAGGTTACAATATCCGCAGGAGAATCAGTTCACTTTGTGAACAACATGCTACCTCCACATAATGTTATCGTCGAAGATCGTCCAGATCTGGGACACGAATCTCTGGCAATGCTGCCAGGTGAGGAGTTCGATGTTGTCTTTAATGATCCTGGTGACTACACCTACTGGTGTGCTCCTCACAAGGGTGCTGGAATGATCGGAACGGTACACGTTGAATGAAGTACACGCACAATTACATGAAAATCTTTCTTGATACTGCTGACACAGAAATTATTAATGAATATTTTAAAACGGGCCTAGTAGATGGTGTCACTACTAATCCCACTTTGATCATGAAGAGTGGTAGAAATCCTGAGGATGTCTATCAAGAGATTAAAGATATTGGTGTGAAGGACATCAGTATGGAAGTTGTTGGTGATGAGGGTGAAATGTATCGTGAAGGCAAACGTCTTTACGAAAAGTTTGGTGATGTATGCACTGTGAAGGTTCCTTGCACCCGTGAAGGACTTGCTGTTTGCAAATCTCTTTCTGATCAGAACATTAAGGTTAACGTCACACTGATCTTCTGTGCCGCTCAGGCAGTCCTTGCAGCAAAGGCAGGGGCAACATATGTCTCTCCTTTTGTAGGACGCCTAGACGACCAGTCAGTGGCAGGCCTGGAGGTTGTACGATCAATCTCTGAACTATATCGCATCCATGGAGTCAGGACTCAGGTTCTGTCTGCATCTATTCGTAGTGTCCAACGTGCTATCAGGTCATGGTATAATGGTGCTGAAATCTGCACCATGCCGCCTAAAGTATTTGACCAAATGTATGACCACATCCTTACCGATAAGGGTCTTGAGATTTTTGATCAAGACTGGGCATCAGCGTTGCACCCCAGGTACTCGGTAAAGAGTGATTGACGACGACACCCCGTACAAAATGGCTGAGATCATTCGTGATACTTGGCCCAATCTTTATTACTTGAAAAAACCTATGACATTTACAGTATATTCTAAGGATGGTTGCCCCTATTGCACCAAAGTAGAACAGGTATTACAACTTGCTGAACTTAAGTATGTGATATATAAACTTAACAGGGACTACACCCGTGAGGAATTCTATGATAAGTTTGGAAAAGGTTCTACCTTTCCAAGAGTTGTCAAAGATGATACACTAATTGGTGGATGCACAGAAACTGTTAAGTATCTTAGGGAGCAAAAACTGGTCTAATGGAACAAAACCTCATCGACATCTATGATCTTATTGAACATGCTATTGATAATGCCTTTGAGGGACAAATGAATTTAAAATTTTATGATTACTTGAAAGAAAGTAAAATCAAAAAACATGAGATAGATACTTTCATTTCTAGCAGCACCACAAATGAAATCAGTGATATTATTTCTGAACTTGATGAATACATTAAGGGTGGTGCTGACAGTGAGCATAAACAGTTGCGTGAAGGTTACGGCCATATTCCCAAACCTCAAGCAAGAAAAATTAGAAACTACTTAGAAAGTTTCATAGATGATGCAGAGAGGTATAGTCATGACCGAAGACCAGGAAGACGCAAAAAGCAATCTAAATAAATCAGATCCTCATATTAATCGTGGGGTAGAGTTGCTATTACGCAACAGGAGGAGAAAACCAGAACCGCCCAAAACTTTTCAGATAAAGTTCGGTAAAATGGTTGCTCTCTTCCGAAGAGAGATTGTTTTCCACCTGAACTTCTATCTGGACATCAGAAAGAAATAGTCTCTGGAGGACAGAAGATGTTAGCAGTAACCCTCACTATTGGAACACTAGTTTCCATTATGATGTTTTTTGTAGGAGGTGTGGTAGGATGGTTAGCAAAAGACCATGTTTATCAAACCCAACCCGTTTATACTCATCCAGAGATGTTTGATGAAAACGGAAATGTATTACCAGACGAAATTTTAGCAGTACGATTTGAAAATAGCTATGACGAGTTCGACCAAGAAGATGACGAAAACTAAGAAAGAGTTGCCACCAAATCCTTTTATTCATGAGATCCTTGAGCTTGCAAGTAAGCAAAGATCAAAGGCAAAGAAGATTGAGGTTCTTCAGGAGTATGCTAACCCTGCACTGAAGACCCTCTTTATTTGGAACTTTGATGATACTGTGATCTCTGTTGTTCCAGAGGGTGATGTTCCATATGAAAAGAATGATGTTCCTGTTGGAACTGATCATACTTCTCTCCGCAAAGAGTACACCCACCTTTATAATTTTGTGAAAGGTGGTAATGATTCTCTCACCTCCCTCCGTAGAGAGACTATGTTCATTCAAATTCTTGAAGGACTTCACCCAGAGGAGGCAGAGATTCTTTGTCTTGTTAAAGACAAAAAGTTACAAACTAAATATAAATTAACATACGAGGTTGTTTCTCAAGCTTTTCCTGATATTCGTTGGGGAGGTCGTTCATGACAGTTGCCGTACAGGAACAAGAAGAACAGATGACAGAATTTGGTTCAGACAAATTACAAGTTAATCCTTCTGATTATGGTTGCCAAATTCTTCAGGAAAAAACTACTCTTGAGGCAGCAAATGACAAATCACTTCCTAATGATGCCAGACTCATTTGGTATGTTGTAGGTGGTGTGGAGTATATTGATCTTACGAGATGTAAGAAAACATCTCAACTTTTTGATATGTATTATGATCGATATGGCAAAGGTGCCGTCCAAAGAATTGATTTTGGATATGGTACAATGAATCCAAAACTCTGGGGTCAAAAACCAAAGAAAGACAAGAAGAGAAAATGAATGAAGATGAATTAAGGAATCAAATTAACGAATTGATTCGTGATGAAATCCAAGAGGTTATCAACGATTACGTTGACGAAAAAGAAGAACAGTCAAAGAGTGGACTTGGATTTGTTCGGACAGAAGAAGAAAAACAATTAAAAGTAAAAGTTTCTAATGATGAGATTGATAAAATCATCAAAGAATATAAGAAACTTAAAAAGAGTGAGAGATCTAATCTCTCACATATAAGAAAACTTGGTCTGCTTGATAAGAATGGTAACCCATTGAGTTGACAACCAGATTAAATAGCATTATGATCGTTAGCATGTATTATTATCATCATGTATAAACCATATTCACCAGAGTGGCACAGGTATAGATACCTGAAGGAAGCCATTGACAAATACCTGGATGACTACGTTGATAATGACGTAATTCGCGATGATATTCTGAGTATTCTTGGTGATCGATCTGAAGCAGCATACGCTGAGTTCAACAAAACTTCAGAACTAGAATCTAAACTCCGAAAGAACTAACATGCTCTCCACCCAATACAGACTCAGACTTGAGTCCATTTGTAGATGTATTGCGAACAAAGAAGAGGTTCCCTTAGAGGATATGATCTGGGCAGAAAAACTTGCCAAGGCACATACTCTTGCTAGAGATTGGTTGAACAAAGCACGTCGTCAGGCTAAAGGTATTGAAGAAGGTAGCACCGACGATTTTCTGAATAGGATGGGGTTAGGAGACCCCGACCCATCCAATCACAGAACGGGGTTTGGTGGTGCGGATGAAATTGTAGATTGGTTCCAAAGAGATAAACCCGATGACTGGAGGCAACGTGACTGAAAAGATTACTCCTGAGACATACGAAAAGATGAATGAGGAGTTTGAGGAAGAGGGTCTTGCCTTCCGAATCATAGTTCCTACTCAAGAAGAAATCGATGAGTGGAGGCAACGTGGCTGATAAGCAAGTTCCATGGTGGACACTGCATGAAGTTGCAGATGAATTGAATGGCACGTTGAGACATATCTCTTGTGTAGATAGTAATGGTAGAAGGTACAAACGAGTTGTAATAGAATACGAAGAGGAGAAAGAGTAATGCAGGCATCAATTTATTCTAACGGCAGCCAAGAATGTGAGAGAGCATCGTCTTTATTGAAGGCAGTTCATCTTGATGAAGTGGTTGTATATAAACTTGATAAGCATTTTACTGAAAAACAATTCAGAGATGAGTTTGGTGATGAGGTAGAATATCCCATGATCTCCATTGGCATGTTCAGAGGAACTTTGAAAGAGACCATGAACTACATGAGTAAGAAAGGAATGTTTGTGTAGAAAACATTAAACTGTATCACAAGTTACAAAACTGCTTGACTATATAATGAAAGAGCACTATAATGTGCTTATCGTTCATCCCACTCTGTGGGACGCAAGTAGGTCGCGGAACGGATCGTTCATCCCTTCGGGGACGCAAACGACTGAAGGAACGGGGCAAAAATCCCATCCTTTAGGAGTACTACAATGAACACCTTAACACTCATCAAAAACCAAATCGAGAAAGCAGCAGCTCTGCATGACGCACAAATCCATGTTACCAAGTATCGTGGAGTTGATTGTCAGGTTCATCAGGCAACTGAAGAAACCCATGGCACCTACTGCTATCGTGGACGCACTTACGTTAAGTGATTGCGTAACTAACTGAATAGTGTTAGAATGGGAGGGTTACCTCCCATTTTTTTATGGAAAGAGACAAACTTAAATTAATAGTAAGGAATCTGAAACTACTAGTCGAAGCACTTGAATCAGAAGTATATTCAGATCCTGGTGCTTACACGGACAAACGGGAAAATTTTGATGATCCCATTCCTTACCCTGTTGCAGACTACGACGAAGTATTTAATGACGATGACGGATACCCTGACTAAACTGATTAGCGTTACGCCAGACGCAGAGAAGCACATGGCCTACTGTGCCCGTGTGTCGAATCCAAATAACCAGGAGAACGAAAAGTTCTCTGGTCTCCTGAAGTATTGTGTGAAGCATCAGCATTGGAGTATCTTTGAGCAGGCATACATGACCTTGGAGTTGAATACTACCAGGGGCATAGCGGCTCAAGTGCTCCGGCACCGTAGTTTCACATATCAAGAATTTTCACAACGCTATGCTGATTCTTCCTTACTCGCGGAGAAGATCCCTCTACCTGAACTACGGCGTCAAGACACCAAGAATCGTCAGAATTCTATTGATGATATTGACCCGTTTGTCCGCCAGGAGTTCCAAATCAAAATGCAACGACACTTTGAAATGGGAATGAAACTCTACAAAGAGATGCTTGATGCATCGATTGCAAAGGAGTGTGCTCGTTTTGTATTGCCTTTAGCAACGCCCACAAAAATCTACATGACGGGCTCAGTAAGATCATGGATTCATTATATCGATTTGCGCTCTGCAAACGGTACACAGAAGGAGCACATGGACATTGCTTTGGGTGCTAAGAAAATCTTCTGCGAACAGTTCCCTGCCGTTGCGGAAGCAATGGAATGGATTTAATAAATATTAGAAAAGGATTGAACGTTTATGCCAACGTACCCTGTTATTAATAAGAAGACAAAAGAAACAAAGACTCTTAGCATGACCATGAAAGAGTATTGTGATTGGAAAGATGAAAACCCAGATTGGGATAAGGATTGGTCACAAGGTTGTGCTGGAATCGATACAGAGTTTAAGTGGACAGGAGAAGCAAAGTCTAACGGTTGGAACGAAGTTCTGGATCGTGCATCCAAACAACCGGGTGCCACGGTCAGTAAAAACCGATACTACGGTTAAACCTTCCAACTCCTAACTACAGCTTATGCCCGCAAAAAGAAAGACCCAATCACCAGTAGTCCCATTCGGGATGAGTAACAAACACATGAAAAGAAAGAAACCAATCAATGCAGACTTGATGAAACGCATCGAGCCTCTGACAGAGAATCAACAAGAACTTTTCCGTTGTTATGAGAATGATCAAAACATTGTCGCTTACGGGTGTGCGGGAACTGGAAAGACCTTTGTAACCCTCTACAATGCCCTCAAAGATGTTCTTGATCCCAAGACTCCATATGAAAAGATCTACATCGTCAGATCGCTTGTAGCGACCAGAGAGATTGGATTCCTTCCTGGGGATCATGAAGATAAGTCTTCTCTTTACCAGATTCCATATAAGAACATGGTGAAGTATATGTTTGAGATGCCTACAGACTCTGACTTTGAGATGCTCTATGGCAATCTTAAAAACCAAGGAACAATCTCTTTCTGGTCTACGTCTTTCATTCGCGGGACAACTCTTGACAATTGTATTATCATTGTAGATGAATTCCAAAACTTGAACTTCCACGAACTGGATAGTATAATTACAAGGATTGGACAGGATTCCAAAATTATGTTCTGTGGTGATGCAACACAGTCTGATCTGGTCAAGGCTTCTGAGAAGACTGGCATCGCTGATTTTATGAGAGTTCTTAGACTCATGCCATCAATTGATATTATTGAATTTGGTGTTGAGGATATCGTTAGATCTGGTCTCTGTAAAGAATATCTAATTGCTAAAATGGATTTGAATTTATGATTTTTGAGCATTGTAATTATCTCGGTGACCTCGAACTAAACAAGAAAGAAACCCAAGGCATCCGTCTCTATAACTTACCTAATGGAGAATGGGTGCCTTCTATTACGTCTGTAACTTCTTTCTACAATCGACAGATCTTTGCCAAGTGGCGTAAGCGAGTTGGTGTTGAGGAAGCAAACCGAATCACAAAGAAAGCAACTGCTCGCGGAACAGACTTCCACGAAGCAGTTGAAGTTTATATGAGGAACAAGGAAATCAATTGGGATGATTTCAAACCTCTGACAAGGTACATGTTTCATCATGCACTACCATATCTGGATAAGATAAATAATATACACGCTATAGAAAGGACCCTCTATTCCGAGTATCTTGGATTAGCTGGTCGCGTTGACTGCATCGGAGAGTACGAAGGCGAACTCGCAGTCATCGATTTTAAAACATCCGAAAAGATTAAACCAGAAGAGTGGTTAGAAAATTACTTCGTTCAGGAGACTTTCTATGCCGCTGCGTATTATGAATTGACTGGTATCCCCGTCAAAAAACTTATCACTATCATGGTTACTCCTGGTGGTGAAGTCAAAGTATTTGACAAAAGGAACAAAGGGGATTATATTAAGTTATTGGTTCGCTATATTAAGGAATTTGTATCTCACAATCTTAGGACAGAGAATGGAGAATGAACTAGAAAAAGCACTAGAAAATAAATTCTTCTGCCCATCTCGATTCGCACAAGAGATTGAATCTCTTGTACATACTGGTGACGGAATGAGTTACATTGATGCCGTTGTTCACTTCTGTGATAACAATAGTATTGATGTAGAGTCAGTTCCTAAACTAATATCCAAACCTCTCAAAGAGAAGTTAAAGTATGAGGCCATGGAACTTAATTTCTTGAAGAAGAGTTCCAGAGCAAAATTGCCTCTTTGATCGGAAATCGGTAGAAAAATTTTCCGGCCAAAAATTGACCCTATTACTTTTTCATGATGCCGTTTGATGCCTACAAACAATATCTTTCGTTGAAGAATCACTTCACGAAAGAGAAGTATGACTACCACAAGTATTGTGGTAAGAGTCGTGCCACAGTTCAATCTTTCTACAAAAGGAAAGATAGGTTCTGGTTTGAGAAGGTGTCTCGCCAGAAGACAGATCAAGAAGTGATTGATTTCTTTGTATCTAACTTTATCACCTGCACTGATCCAAGTAAGCTTTGGATAGGAGAAATGATACGCGAAGGTGAGGGTAGATACACTGAGTGGAAAAAGCGAACCCAATCACTCACGTATTTGTTTAGAGAAGAGACAGGATCTATCTTTACGGATAACAACTTTGATGCTATGTTTTCTTTGGAAGGAACCAGTCATCCACAAATTCTGAAAGAATATCTAAGAAACAATATCTCTATCGAAACTTTTGTGATTCTTGATAGGATTCTAGGATTCAGGGAGGACTGGGATAAAAAGTTGCAGGATCCTGTGTGGGAAACCGTCAGTCTAAGAATGAAAAAATACTCCCCCTTCCTAAATATCAATGTACCGCGTTATAAAAAAGTTTTACAGGAGATCGTTTTAAAGTAAGATGAGTTTTTTCGATTCAGATGTCGTCCGTGCTGAGATGACAGAGATTAGTGAACTACAAGAGGATGTTTATCGTAACGTCTTTAAATTTCCCTCGATGAATAATGAGGAAAAACTCTTTCATGTCTCAATGTTAGAGAGACTTGTTGACAAACAAAAAATTCTTTATACACGTTTGAGTTTGTCTGATGATCCCGAAGCAAAACAGATGAAAGAAAAAATCGTCGAGTCAGCAACGATGATGGGACTCCCTCCGGGGAGTGATATGTCTACGGTCTTTAACAATATGTCTAAGATGCTGGAAGTAATGAAACAGCAGATTGACAACGGTGATTCAGACCAGTAGAATAAACAGGTACACACAAGCCAAATCCAACAAATCTAAGGTAATCCGAATGTCATTTTCTGATCTTAAGAAGCAATCTTCTCTTGGTTCCCTCACCTCTAAATTGGTGAAAGAAGTCGAGAAGATGAACAACACTAGCGGCGGTGGAGATGACCGTCTCTGGAAACCCGAAATGGACAAGACCGGCAATGGTTATGCCGTGATCCGTTTCTTGCCTGCACCTAATGGAGAAGAACTCCCTTGGGCAAAGATGTACTCCCATGCCTTCCAAGGTCCTGGTGGTTGGTACATTGAGAACTCCCTGACCACTCTGGGTCAGAAAGACCCTGTGTCTGAGCACAACCGTGAACTCTGGAACAGTGGTCTTGATTCCGATAAGGACACCGTTCGTAAGCAGAAGCGCAAACTGTCCTACTATGCCAACATCTATGTTGTGCAGGATAAAGCCAATCCTGGTAACGAAGGCAAAGTCTTCCTGTACAAGTTTG